TTTTCTCATTCAGTATGCCTCACATTTTCTTTATTCGTTAAATCGTGTTGAAGATAAACTACATTAACCCAAGGAGCAATCTTTTTAATTTCCTGTATTTGAATTGGATCATCTTCAAAATGAATATTAACTTTTATTCCTTCGTCTCGCAGTTTATTTAGAGTTACCGCTTTATGCACTCCAGAAGTAATTCTGGATTTCTGTTCAAAAGGCAATTGATTATAGAATACAGGATTTTTTATCCCCTTTCGGTCTAACATCTTTTGAGTTTCTGTAAACTCTTCAAACGATCTTCCAGTAATAATAATATCTTCAGGACCTGGATATACACCATCCAGGTCTTTATTAATGTAGATAACTCCATCAATATCAAACGAATTCATATTGTTAAAATCCTAGTATAAATATTTTTATTTAGGCGAAAAATTATGGACATTTTAAACATTTTATCTTCTAAACCTCACAATCAGCATTATTTAAAAAGGTATTATACCTTTATATCGAATTGTTGTAAAGCAAATTCTTTGCTAACTAAAGAAGAATTAGGAATAACCGAAAACCATCATATTTGTCCAAAAGCAAAAGATTTATTCCCAGAGTTTTCTAATTTTTCAAAAAATAAATGGAACAAAATTCAATTAACTCCAAATCAACATTACGTTGCACATTGGATTTTGTGGAAAGTTTACGGAGGGAGTCAAATAGATGCTTTTTGGAAAATGAATCAAAAACAGTCCGCGAACAAAACTCAATATAGAAAAATTGGAAATAAAACGTATTATTTGTTGAAAGTAGAAAAATGTAAAAAACAAAGTAAATTACTTTCGGATTTACATAAAGATCCAGAATTTAAGAAAAAAAGTTTAGAGGCTACAAATCGAAATAATAAAATTCGTAAAGAAAATGGCGAACAAAAAAAGTTAATGGAATCATTGTGGGAAAACGGAAAATTGAGAGAAGGGCAAATAAACTTTAGAAATTCTGAACGAGGAAAACAATCTATAGAGCAAACTATATTAAAAATTGCAGAATATAAAAGATCTCCGGAAGGAAGACAAGTTTCTACGGATACCGCAAAGAAATCACACGAAAATGGAGCGTTTTTAAAAACCTGCGAAAAATGTGGATTGCAATTAAAAACAATATACGGAAACTATTCCCGACACGCCAAAAAATGTCAAGGAATAGCTCCTACATTATTTGACGATTAAATTTGGTGTTTTAACCTGTTTGTCAATTTTCTTCTTGAAAGAGCTTCACATTCTTCTTTTGCTTCGGCATAAGTCAATTGCACTGGTGGAGATTTTTGTGTCCACGCAGAAACTCCTCGGAGACAACCCTTCACTCCAAGTTCTTTTGCAACAGTTAAAAACCTAATAGCATCAATCACAACACCAGCGGAATTTTCCGAGTCTTGAACAGACAATCTTATATCAATCTTATACGGCGATCCACCAAACCCAGTTGCTCTAATATCAAAAAATGCAACTTTTTCATCAGTTCCTCTAGGAACATAAGCAGCAGGTCCAGCATACAATTCTCCAGTATTTACAGGAACATTTCTAATATCATTTTGGCTTCTAATTACATTTTCTTTAGATATTTTCTTATCTGAAAGTCTTGTTTTAATTTCCATATTTGCAAAATCATTATTGAAACCCATATTAATTTGGGCGTGCATATCCACTTTTGCGCCTCTATCAAATAGCAATTCTTGCATTACTTGTGAAATAACTGAAGCACCAATTGCAGATTTCATGTCAGAACCAACGTAAGCCAAACCAGCTTCAATAAATCTATTTTCCCAATGAGGTTCATTTAATGCCAAAACAGGAATACAATTAATAAACATTACCCCGGCTTCAATTGAAGCGTTTGCGTAATATTCTGTTGCTTTTTCGGATCCGACTGGAAGATAATTTAAAACAATTTCGGCTCCGCTTTCTTTTAGAATTTGTGCAACATCAACGGGTTCCTGATCAGATACATCAAAGTAGTTCGGATCGTCTCCTCTTTGCACAGACATAAATTCCGAAACTCCGTCTAATACTGGACCCATCTGCACAATACAATCAAACGATCCGCTTGTATCAGTTAAAATTGTTGGGGAAAATATTCTGCAGCAATTTGGTTTAGAAAAAATGGATTCTTTGAGCGGCAACCCTATTTTTCTACGGTCAACATCGAATGCAGCAACAAACTCAATATCTTCTGGAAAATAATCGCCAATATTAGCGTATCCTATTCCTTGGATATTATCCTCTCGATTCCCTTGGTAATAATGGACCCCTTGCACAATAGCAGAAGCACAATTACCAACTCCAACAACGGCGACTTTAATTTTCTTTGACATTTTATACTCCTCAGTATATCAGTTGTTTTGTGATTTTAATCAGACCACAGGCAGAAATTTGGTTGAGAACGTAGCTGCCTAAAACTAAAAGAACTTATCCAAACTATTTACATTATTATATAATCTATTAGCATAAAAGTCAATAGATTTTTTAATTTGATCTTCGTATACTCCGTGTTCAAAAAACATTTCTGGTGTAATGTCAAGTTCTTTATACATATCCGGCATATCATCAAAATCATTATGCATATTAATCATTTGTCCAGTTTTAGTACAAAGATCTCGTAGAGGTTTATTTTCCCTCTTATTTCGTACTAACGAACAATGCCTACTTACAGCATTCGTAAAAAACGCATCAAAATTAACACTGTTCCAACGTTCCTTTAACCAACTTGCTCTTGATACGTGATCACCAGAACTGTGTCCGGCATAATCACCCCCAAGCATTAGTTTCTTATATTGACAAAGATGTGATTCTAATAAATAATTTGAATAAATTTCACGATCTTTTTCATCAACATATCCAAGCGACGTATCATACAATTCGATTTCTTTTTGTCTGATAAATTCTAAATCATCTTCAGAAAAATACGTTTTCTTATCAGATTTTTCGATCATATTATCTTTTCCGTAGATATATAGTAATCCTGATCTTACAGACCAACAAGAAGGATCTGTTGCCAATACATTTTCTGGTCGAATAGGTAGACCTGCAGTTTCGTATAATGTTTGGCAAGTAATCCAAGAACACATTCTACCATATTTATGGAAAGACATACACAAATTAAAAGCGTTCTCGAACGATTCGTGCTCAGTATTTCCTAAACTTTTTTTAAAGAAGTTTTCAATACTTCCGCTGGGTTCAATTATTTCTCGTAACGATTTAACTTGTTCTACAATTCTACCCTTATTATATTTGGTATCTTTAGCGTATTTCTGAATATCAATGGTAGATTTATTCCAATCTTCTAATTCTTTAAAATCAATATCCCAAAAATTAGGAAAATGCCAATATATAACCCAAGCCATTTCCGATTGGTAAGTCATACCAAATATCAAAGAAAACCAGTACGCCTGCTCAGTTGTCATAGGTTTTCCAGTAGGAGACATATCTCCATCAGCATCTCTATAAGCATTGTTGCAAGCATAATGATCTAAATCGCACCAACGCATTCTCCATTGTAACCATCGTAGAAATCCTTCTAGTCGTACAGCGGGTTCTCTCCAATCAACAAACGGTTTATCTTTATTATCTGGGTGTAAATATTTCAAAAGAAATCCTCGAGAGTAGTAGATTTAGTTTTTGATTTTAACGACACATAGTTTTCTAACTTCAGAATCAATTCATCAAAAACAGGTTTTTTATTGTTCACTTCATATGTATACTCGCGAATTTTATATCTATTTGCGGTTTTTGTATACTCGATAAAATCGACCAAGTTATCAGTCGTTACATACTCCCAAACCCAACCTCTTCCTTCAGGAGCAAACATTACCGAAGCGTGACGTTCTTTATTTGCCCATAAAACTGCAGGAACCCCCATACTAAATGCTTCGAATGTAGTTATACCAGCCGATTCATATGGACTGGTAGAAGCGTATAACATAGACGTGTTTAAAATATCAAAAGTATCTTTTCTGGATATATTACATTTAGTTCTTGTCAAAATCTCTTCATTGCTAGCAATATTTTTATCCCAATATTTTATTATTTTATTTTTAGGATTTTCCGGTTTCTGCGTAATCAGAGTATAATCGGATACATATTTTTTCTTTCTGAGATAATCTATTTTATGCGGTTGCTTATATCCTTCAGGATTACCGATAGTTACTGCTTTAAAATCGTGTTCGGTTACTTTATATAATTCTAATTCAGATGTAATATACTGAAACTTTAAATATCCATCAAACTTAAAATTAGGATCTATTTTTTGTTTAGAAATTTCTTCTTCCTTCAGAATATTCGAGAGGTCTGATACTCCAAAAATTTTACCACCAAAACTACGATTTTTCGGAACAATCTTAGTATAGAAATCTAAATGGTATAATAGATTAATCGAACCGTGCCCTTGATGATCGATAAACAACACTGGCATTTCCCAGTCATTAAAAACCTTTAATAATTTATTTGTTCCGTGAACAATAATTACATCGGGTTTATCAGATTCAATTAAAGCGTATAATGAACTACAATATTGTTTCCAATTACTTCTCCAATCCGAAGTAGGGTTAATCGGCTTAAACCCCGCTTCATTGGAACACCAATCAGTCGGAGAACATACAGATGTTATATCAACTCCAAATTCACGCATCAAAACGTGTAAATCGTATACTACCTTTTCAAGACCTCCGTTTGGATTTTTATATTTTGAAAACAATCCATTTGGACAAGTGTGTAAATTTAATATTTTCATCAAAAGAAATCTTCCAAAGTCGTTTTCTTGGTAAACATTTCTTCATATAATTTTGGATGATGTTTCTTTAAATATTCTTCTCCGTTCGGTTGTCCCAACAGATAATCTTTCCATTCATCCGAAGATTCCCAATTTGCACTTATTCCGTTCCAAAGCGGTCTCCAAAGCGGATGTTCTTTATTTAACCGCCTTGACTCGATAAAATTAAACCGATAATCTTCATATTCTTTTGTACCAAGTTCTAACATCTTTTCTCTGAAATAACAAACCAAAGAATATCTTTCTGCACCTTCTTCTTCTAAGACTATTGGAGTATTACCGTGAATTCCGCCGTGATTATTGATTAGTAATAAATCAGAAGGTTGAATATTAACAGCTACTCTAAACTCTGGTAGAACTAACATACCACCAGAATATTTTTTACCATTAGTTAATACAGTTAAATTACTAAATCCTTCGCGTAAATCGCCAGCATCGCGATGTGCCGCAGTTCTGAAACTTTTATTCACAGTTAGAGTTGTAAACGGGGTTCCAGGAACAACAAATTCTGAATCAATTTTATTAGCACAAGATTTTTGAAAATTATAACGTTTTGGTAAAAGTTGAGAAAACGCTTTTGCCAATTTTTGTAGTAAAGGATAAGAAAGTTCGAACTTTTCTTTATTATTTGCTGTATATGCAGAAGCTCTTCCGTAAGGAATTCTTGGATAGCGGTCAAAAAATCCTGCCACACCGCTGAAAACTGGCATTGCATAGTTTGTATTAGAAATCCAAGCCTTTACACGTTCAGCTTCTTTAATTTGTTCACCTTTTGATAGATTCTTTGTCTCCAGTACCCATTTATCAAAATCAAAATTATTTGCGTGTGTTTTAGAAGTTAGCCAAACAAATCCTCTCGTAGAATCGTCAGACTTACCGTTTCCGCTAGTATATCTATCATAAATTTCTTGAATAACATCAATACCAAAAAGATTTTCAACTGGATCAGAAAAGTAATCAAGGACTTCTAATTGTAGCTCAGTAACCCATTCGCGATTTTGAAGTTTTTCTCCTCTTGGGCCAGCAGCCATTCCTCGATTTTGGGAAGCACTTGCCGCTCCACGAAGACCTTCTAACGCACCAAGTTGTTCTTCTTCGGTAAAGAAATTTTTACGAAGAACAAAAATTACATTTGCTTCATCAATACCTTTTGGACAACTTGCACAATCTGTTGTTTCACAATTTGCGAGTTCTTCAAGCCCACAATTAGCTGGGGCAAAAAAATTACAATCTTCATCAATAATCTCATCAAAATGCGATTCGTCTAAAAATTGACCTAAAAGATGTTCGCAATCTAGCTTTTCTTTAGCAACGATAGTTCTAACTGACATTTCACTTCCTCAAATAAACATATTTAGACAGGATAAATTCTTATAAATAAATATAATACTATTTTTTCTTAATAAAGTAAATAAATTTTATGGCTGCAATTTCACGGAACCCGCAAAATACAAATTATCTTCAACCTACAAAATTTACAGTAATGTTTCCAAAAATATCAACTGTAACATACTTTTGTACTAGAGTAAACGTTCCTCAATTGGCCAGTAATCCGGCAAGGCAAAATACGCCTTTTGTAGATTTATACAAACCTGGTGATAAAGTAGAGTATGGTACATTTGATATTCAATTTATTATAGATGAAGAAATGTGGTCATATCAAGTTATTCACGATTGGATCAGAGGATATACTTTTCCCTGTTCTTTCGATGAATACAAAAATATGAATAGGAAATCATTTTATTCTATGCAAGTACAAAAGCCGCAATATTCTGAAGCGCATTTAAACGTTTTGAGCGGTCTAAATAATCGTAAGTTGGAAGTTAAATTTGTTGATGCATTCCCGGTGAGTCTTTCTGAAGTTCAATTCGATACATCCTCAGGAGCAGACCAAACAATACAAGCATCTGCATCGTTCAGATACCAACTTTTCAATATTGAAAGAGTTTAAAAGGTGAAACTATATTATGATGAAACTTGATGAATTGCTTGAAGAATGGAATAAAGATTGCTCGATTGATGAATCCAAAATTGGAAGCGAAATAATTAAAATTCCTCAATTACACGCTAAGTATTTAAAGATTTTGAATGACCACAAAATGGGCAGTTTAAAATCAAAATTTGATTTTGACAAAATGAAAAATATCAAAACCGAATACTATTTGGGTCATTTAGATAAAGAAACTCTAGACGCATATGGTTGGGAACAATTTGATATCAAAGTTGGGACAAAAAATAATATAGAAAGATATATTAATTCCGACGAACAACTAATAAAATTACTACAGAAAAAATCTTATCACGACCAAGTAGTTTCTACTTGCGAACAAATCCTAAACGAATTAAAAAATAGAAGTTGGCAAATGAAGACGTTGGTAGATTATAATAAGTTCCTCTCTGGTGCATAATGACTGATTTGATTATCGAAAAGAAAAATGAAACGTATATGATCCTGAAAGGAGATCAATCTACGCTCCAAGAATTACAAGACGTTTTTACGTTTTATGCGGACGGATATAAATTTCACCCAAAAGTTAGAGCAAAAATTTGGGATGGTAAAATTAGAATGCTAAAACTAATTTCTAGAAATGTTGGAGAACTTTATATAGGTTTGTTACAACAAGTAATCAATTTCTGTAAAAATAGGAATTATACTTATGAAATACATTCAGATTTAAAATATATCTCTAACGTTGACGACAAAATATTTGATAGTTATATCAAAGAACTAAATCTAAGTTCAAAAAGTCAATCTATTGATATCAGAGATTATCAATTAAAAGGGTTTTCTGATATAATCAAATTTAAAAGGCAATTAATATTATCGCCAACGTCTTCTGGTAAATCGGCGATTATCTATTGTGCGACAAGATACTTATTAGACAAAGGATTAAAAGGTTTAATAGTAGTTCCTAATGTAGGATTAATACATCAATTATACAACGATTTTGATGATTATTCGTCACAAATTAGTTGGGACGTTTCAGATAATGTACATAAAATATTTTCTGGTCAAGATAAAGTTTCAGAAAAATCTTGTTTTATTTCTACTTGGCAATCTCTATACACTATCAAAGATAAATCTTGGTTTCATAAATTTGATTTTGTGATAGTCGATGAAGCTCACGGTGTCAAAGCTACTAGTCTAACTGGAATACTAGAAAATTGCATTAATTCAGAATATAGAGTCGGATTAACTGGAACGCTTGATAATATCAAGGCCAACATTAATACTATTATCGGATTAACTGGTCCTGTTAATAAACTCATAACTACGAAAGAGTTAATTGATCGTAAACAAGTATCTAACTTAAAGATAAAATGTTTAATATTAAAATACGATAAAGAAATATCAAAAATAGTTAAACAATACAGATATCAAGACGAAATTAAATTTCTTATCACCAATTCAAAACGAAACGCTTTTATCAAAAACTTAGCTTTATCGTTGGATAAAAATACTATCGTACTATTTAATTTCGTAGAAACGCACGGCAAAGTGATCTACGAAATGATTAAAAATTCAAAACATCTTAATAATAGAAACGTATATTTTATTCACGGAGGCGTTGCCGGCGACGAAAGAGAAAAGATTCGTCAAATTATGGAAACAGAATTAGATGCTATTATTGTAGCGAGTTATGGTACAATGAGCACTGGAGTGTCAATTAAAAACCTTCATAATATTATTTCTGCAATTTCAGGAAAATCTAGAATCAGAAATCTTCAATCAATAGGAAGAATTTTGCGTCTTCACGAATCAAAAGAAGTTGCAACTCTATATGATATTGTTGATAATCTAAGCGTAGGTAAACATCAAAATTTTACATTAAATCATTTTCTTGAACGAGTAAAGACGTATGATTCTGAACAATTCGAATATAGTATTAAAACTATTCCTTTTGAAAATTGATGATTGGTAGAGTACCAGAAATAAAAACAATATACAATAGATTAAAATCATCAGCAAAGAAAAGAAATATACATTTTGATTTGTCTCTTACTGATCTAAATAATCTGACGTATCCGATTACTTGTCCAATACTAGGAATACCTTTAAAATTTAATAGAGACAAATTAAAAGATAATTCGTATAGTATAGATAGAATAGATTCTACGAAAGGTTATGTTATAGATAATATTATTGTAATATCCTGGAAAGCTAATAGATTAAAATCTAACGCTACGAACGAAGAACTTGAAAAAATCTCTGCATTTTATGCAAATTTAGAGTAACTAAATAATTTTACTATTTATCTTTGAACTTTAATTTATGAACAATATCAAAATATTTCGTCTAAAAACGGGGGAAGACTTGATTACTTTCTTCGAAGAAAACGAAAAATCGTTTACCTTTATTCATCCAATTTCTTTTTTTATCAATTACAACCTAAAAAAGTTGACCCAAGAACTGGTCTTAAATTTTTGGTTGCCAATGAATGTAATTGAAGAAAATAGAATCGCGATAGATAAATCAGAAATTTTCTTTCAATTATCTCCTAAGAATGAATTTAAAGAATACTATTTAAATTTCTTAGATGGAATAGAGAAAAATACCGATAAAACGATAAATAAAGACTTTATTAAAAATTTACTACAATCAGTTGATGCTAAACACTTTAATAAAGTACACTAATCTTTAGATAGATATACATCAACCGACTACATACTTAATGTAACCTAAATTTTTTTAAAAGTAAAGAACTTTTTTTGAGCTTTACTTTTTATACTAATTATAATATAATATTATCTTTAGAATTAAAATGGATTTATATTATGGCCATCACAAAAAACGAATATATTAATAACCAAGATTTTCTTAATGCATTAATAGAATATAAGAAGAATATTAAAGAATGCGAATCGCTGGAAAAACCAAAGCCAAGAATACCTGATTATATTGGCGAGTGTTTTTTGAAAATTTCAAACAATTTGGCTAAACGTCCAAATTTCTATAGTTATACCTATAAGGATGAAATGATTTCGGATGCAATCGAAAATTGTTTGATGTATTTCGAAAATTTTGATCCAGAAAAATCAAGTAATCCGTTTGCGTATTTTACTCAAATTTGTTGGTATGCATTTATTCGTCGAATAGATAAAGAAAAGAAGCAGCAGTATATTAAATATAAAGCGACCGAATCTTTCGGTATTCTAGACGAAGAAGAATTGAGAGAATTGGGGGATGATAGCCGACTTCCTCAAATGGAAATTTATGAAAATATGTATGATTTCATTAGCACTTATGAAAGTAAAGATGAAAAGAAAAAGGCTGATAAGAAAACAAAAGGAATAGAATTATTCCTAGAATAAAGGAAAAAATATGAATAAACAATTATTAATTCGTTCCGCTATAATTTTCGTTGTTGTATTTAGTGCAGTTATGATGTATAATACATTTACGAAATCTAGAATGGAACAAGAGTTCCATACGTCGTATAGTAGGTTTTTGCGTACAGTAAAGAATGATGGCGTATTTAAAGTTAGGATGCAAGGCGATACAATCCACGTTATTGCAAAAACTGGCGAAGAATATGTTGTAAATGCTCCTAATAATGATCCTCATTTAATTGATGATTTGTTAGCACATAATGTGGATGTATTAGTTCTTGATCCTCCCAAAAAAAACTTTTTGGTAGATTTATTTTTTAGCCTTTTGCCAGTATTGCTTCTGATTATAGTTTGGGTATGGATGGTTAGAAGGCAATCTAATTCTGGCGGCGGCGGATTTGGTAAGTCCAATGCTAAACTTTTTCTACAAGACGAAAATAACAAAGTTTTGTTTGAGGACGTGGCAGGTTGCGAAAACGAAAAATATGAACTACAAGAAGTAATTGAATTTTTAAAGAACCCTGAAAAATTTAATAAACTTGGTGGCGTAGTTCCAAGAGGAGTTTTACTTTCAGGTCCTCCAGGATGCGGTAAAACAATGCTAGCACGCGCAGTTGCTAATGAAGCTGGTGTACCTTTCTATTCAGCATCTGCATCAGAATTTATTCAAATGTTTGTTGGTGTAGGTGCATCAAGAATTAGGGATTTGTTCTTGGAAGCCAAGAAACACGAGAAGTGCGTAGTCTTTATTGACGAAATAGATTCTATCGGTAAATCTAGAAATAATAATGTTAATGGTAGTCAAGAATCTGATCAAACTATTAATCAACTGTTAACAGAAATGGATGGATTTGAAAAAAATTCTGGTATTATAGTTATAGGAGCAACTAATAGAGCCGATCTTTTGGACGCTGCTTTACTAAGACCGGGAAGATTTGATAGGGAGATTTCTGTTGGACTCCCCGATTTAAATGGTAGAGGAGAAATACTAAAAGTCCATACTAAAAAGGTTCCTCTAAACGAAAGCGTAAATCTTATTAACATTGCAAAAAGGACTCCAGGATTTTCCGGTGCCTCATTAGCTAATCTAGTTAATGAAGCTGCAATTTTTGCATCAAGAGAGAACTATGAAGAAGTTTATAGCGAACACTTTGAAAAGTCTCTTGATAAAATTTTGATGGGAACTGAAAGAAGTAATTCTTTAATGAATGATGACGAAAAGATGCTCACTTCCGTACACGAAGTTGGACATTTCTTGACGGCATATTATTCAGAAGATCACGATCCAGCATATAAAATGAGTATTATTCCAAGAGGCAGAGCTTTGGGTGTTACTATATTCGTTCCAGACAAAGATACAGTTTCAGTATCTAAAACAAAATTAGAAAGTCAAATTGCTACTTTATTTGGTGGCAGAGTTGCCGAAGAACTTTTTGTTGGACGAGAGAAAATTACAACTGGGGCAAGTTCAGATATTGAAAGAGCTACTGAAATTGCAACTAAGATGGTAACTGAATGGGGTATGTGTAGAAATCTTGCCCCGATAAAATATGTTGAGAGAGATGGTTTTACTGGGGAATCAAGATTAAAATCTGGATTAGATGAATTAAATTCAAAAGTTGAACTTGAAATTGAAAAGATTATTAAAGTTAATTATGAACGATCTAAGAAAATTTTAAAATCTCATTGGAATGAAGTGTTGGAGATTTCTAAAATTCTAGTAGAAAAAGAAACCTTAGATGTAAAAGATATTGAACATTTATTGAAATAATTATGAAAATATGTGTCCTCGGAGATTGCCATTTTTTAGTTAGAAATGGGAGTAAATCATTCAATTCTTATTTTGAAAAATTTTATGAAACAGTATTTTTCCCCTACTTATTGAACAACAATATAAAAACCGTTGTTCAATTAGGGGATATTTTTGATAACAGAAAAACAACACATTTACAGGGGTTATCTGAATGTAAAAAATACTTTTTTAATAAGTTTGAGGAATACGATATTGATCTAATTACATTAGTTGGAAATCACGACTCCTTCTTCAAAGATACAATTTCTGTAAATTCGCCCAATCTATTACTGGGCGAATATAAAAAAGTTAAAATCGTAGAAAAACCTTCAGTACAAAATATACACGGAATTGATATTGTATTTCTTCCTTGGATATGTAAGGATAATTACGAACAAAGTTTGGAACTAATAAAAACGCCAAGAACAGATATTTGTTTTGGGCATCTAGAACTTAGTAATTTTGCGATGCATAAAGGAATATTGTGCGACGAAGGAATGTCGCCAAGTTTGTTTAATGCGTTTTCTTTCGTCGGAACAGGGCATTATCATCATCGTTCAAACAGGGGTAATATCTATTATTTGGGAACTCCTTACGAATTAACTTGGCACGATGATTCTGATCCAAAAGGATTCCATATATTTGATCTTAAATCTAGGGAATTGGAATTCATTCAAAATCCATATAAGATGTTTAATAAGATTTATTACGATGATCTTATTGCTGAAGATGTGATTAAAGAACAATTAGAAAATTCTAAGTTAGAAGAATATGCAGGAAGCTATATAAAAGTAGTAGTTAAAACTAAAGAAAATCCATATTTGTTCGATCTTTTTATTGATGCGATTTATAAAATTAATCCTATTGATTTGGTGATTATTGAAGATATGTCTGAAGTTCTAAACGAAGAACTTAATGATGTGGATGAAACTGAAGATACTCTAACTATATTATCTAAATTTATTGATAATGTTAAAACAAAAGATTTAGATTCAAATAAGTTAAAAGGTATTTTGAATAATTTATATAATGAAGCAATTGATTTGGATTCAGTATGATAATTTTCCAGAAAGTAACAATGCGCAATTTTTTCTCCGTTGGAAATACTCCAATTGAGATTAATCTTAATTCGCATAAAAAAACGTTAGTTATCGGTAAAAATGGAGCTTCCAAAAGTTCTTGTATTTTAGATTCTATTGTATTTGCTCTTTACGGTAAACCATTTCGTAAAACGACTAAACCGGGAATTGTAAATTCTAAAAACAAATCCGGATTATTGGTTGAGATAGAATTTTATATTGGACAACGAAATTATAGAATAGTAAGGGGTATCAAACCAAATATATTTGAGATTTATTGTAATAATATTCTTGTGAATCAAGATGCTAAGTCTAAAGACTATCAAGAATATCTTGAGAAATATATTTTGAAAGTGAATTATAAATCTTTTATCAACGTAGTTATCTTAGGGTCTGCTAGATATAATCCTTTTATGAGTATGCCTGCTTCTGATAGAAGAAGTATCATAGAAGAATTATTAGATATTCAAATTTTTTCAACTATGAATTTATTGGTAAAAGATAAAATTTCTAAACTTAAAGAAGAAAATTTAAAGTTATCGTATAGCATAGAATTAGCAAACGAAAAAATATCCCTTCAAAAACAAAATATAACGGAACATAAAAAGAATACTCAGGAACAAATTAAGCAGAAACAATTAGAGATTAGTAAGTCAAACGAACAAATAGAACAATTACAAAAAGATATTGTTCTTATACAAAAACATATAGATATTCTTAGGACTAAAGTTAAAGATAAGGTTTCGGTTGAATCAAAAAAGAATAAATTAGTTTCAATTGAATCAAAAATAGAGACTAATCTAGGAAGATTAAAAAAGGATTCAGATTTTTTCCAAACCAATGATAGTTGTCCTACTTGTAGACAAGACATTGATTCAGAGTTTAAAAACTCGCAGATAGAAATAAACAACAAAAAACAAAACGAATTTTTAGATGGTCTAACAAAACTTGGCGAGGAAATGA